CGCGGGCGGGGTTGTTGCATGAGTATGCGGTAAACCAAGAACCATCTTCGCCATTGGTAATGTATGCCGTTTTCCGATCCAAAGAATACCACCACCCCGGCAACACCGCCTCATGCAGATCATAAGCGGCGTCGAGTGAACCGCTGTAGGCGCGCATTGCATCAACCTGCATGTCGGCGCACCAATACGCCCTCATGCTGCCAAATTTGTCAGCCGCTTCCCCCGCCTCCACCTTCGCCAGCGAGTCTTGCAGTGCGTCTTTGCGTGATTGGGTCATGTCAACACCTCAATCTTGCAAGGCACGGCGTCACCAGTGACCAGCTTCCCGTCGATGGTGGGTAGGGTGACGCTGTGGGTGTCGTTTGACATTTGCCCACCTGCGTTGAAGTGCTTTAGGTGGCCCGTCATCACCACCTCACCCCGCACTGGTTCGATCACGCGGCGGAAGGCGATGATCTTTTCCCATATGAAAATATCAGAACTCATTGGGTCGCAGGCCTCGGCAACCTCCCTTGTTTCATTACGGCAATGCACCTGCACCAAACCCGTAGGCGGCTCGCCCTTGCCGTTCCAGATTTCCCAATCCCCGAATTGCGTTTCATTCTTGGGCTTGGGCTTGGCGCGGGATATAACGATCCAAAATGGGTATTCTGCCGAAAACCCCCGGCCATGGCGGTCAAATAATTTCCCATCAGCGGATATTCTGTCTATTTCTCGCGGGGGGTCACTTAGCATTTTTACCACATCGCCCACTTGCAAGTTATGCCCTGCTAGTGTGTTTGGCTCGTTGTCATTCTGCATCATATGATACCCCCATATTTTGCCCCGTAGAGGCGTGTTGCTTTACTTTGGCTACCCTTGCCGCCCGTGGTGTCAACTTAGCGCTGTAGAACAGAGCGTAGCCGCCTGTTCCCATCGTTGGCTTACTCTTGCGATTCACCACCCCATCGGTGTGCATCCGCAAAAGCCAATCGCTAGCCTTGGATTTGTCGATTTGCATATGTTCCGAAATTTGCAGCGCCGTTTGCGGGCCGTGAATTTTTAGAATTGCCGTAATCTGCGCAAATCGTTCGGCCCTGTGGGCGTTGACGTCTCGGCGCTCACCCTCTGGAAGCCCCCTGCGCCGCCCGCTGTGGTACTCCCAAAGCCACATTGCGTTGTTAGGGTCGCCGCCTGCGTAGCGATAGGCGCGGCGGGTTTCTGCTGTGATCTGTGAAAAGTCTGGGGTCATTGTTTTTCCTCCAAAGATCTCAACAGGTCTGGGTTTACCTTGCCAGCGATATAAGCATCCCGCACAAAATCGGGGCACATCCCGGCCATAGTCACAACGGCTTGGAACTTTTTCCCGCCGAACCTAATCCATGCGTCGGCTTCAGTGCGCTCTGTTTCTTTATTGCCTGTTGCGTCGATCAATGCGCGCAAGACGACTGACTGCCAGAGGATTTGCTCCGGCGATTTATTTGGGTGCGATATCATTTTATCATATCCTCCAGCATTTTGCGGCCCTTTGGCGTTAGGTCGTAGATTTGTGGGTCCTTACGGGATTTTGCGCTGACCAGTTCGCGAAACGATAGTTTCCACATGGCAACGGCAACATTTGCGGCGCTAAGGCCCGACCGGGCGGCAACGTCCGCTGATGTGCAAGAAACAACCTGGCGGCGCGATTTATGCCAGAACGCGCGAAGGGCTTTGATTTGATGATGGTCAAGATGATAGTCGGGGGTCATTTGCCAGCCGCCAATTCGCCACCGCAAGCGGCGTAGCCTGCAAGGTCGATCCAATTGTCAGCGTGTGCTGGGCTGGATTTGATGCGGGCGATTTTCAGCAGGCCCATCATCACGGCCACGTCGGTTGCACTTACTGGCGTGTCGAGGTGCGCCGACCAGTACGCGGCAATGACGCCGAAGCTTTGCTCTGCTCCGCCGTATGTTGCAGCCCGATCGACGGTGACGGCCTGCCATGCGGCTTCTAGGATTTCTTCGCGGTTCATTTTGTCAGTTCCTTAGGTTGGTGGCTTTTGCCGTTTCCTTAGAATTACCCTAGACGCTAAAAACGCGCGGGGCAAGGGGAAAACGCACCAAAACAAAGATATTCATTTTAAACACATCTTGCACAGCCGTGTTTAAGAAAGAAGGCCCTAAGAACAATGGGTTAAGTCTATTTTAATCATTTATTATATACTAGATACTTGTTTTCTAACCTCAAAAACCATCCTTAGAGAGGTGTGTAAAGGGGGTAACTCTAGGGGGTTTATATGTGTCTCTGGGGCTGTTTATGATTAACATGTTTACAACCGACCTAAGACCATGATTTCAAAAGGAAATAATCGTAAACATGACCCCTTTTAATTCTACACATTGTGTAACACTTTGCCCCAAAAACCAAAAAAACGCCCCGAAAGGCGTTTTATTGAGCGTTTGCTTAAATTTTAATCAGGAGCGAATTGTCACCCAAACCGTGACCGCCTTGCCCCGATATTTTCGGCCCCGGCTTACCTCATCAATCATCTTTGACGCCTTCATCTTCTCCAAAATCGGCAAAAGCGCAGCCGGTTTCAGGCGGATACGGTTCGACAAAACCGATATGCTGCATCCCTTATCCGGGTCAATAAACGACATTAACCGCGCCGCAATCGACTCCTCCGGCCGGTCCTTGGCGTTGTCATTTGCGAACACCAACGCTATCTTGGCGTCGATCTCCTGCCTCACATAAGCAAAGGCCCAGCGCACATGCTCCGCCGTTCTGGTGCCGCCGTGGATGCCCAGAATGAAGCTAATCTTGGCAATCATCTCATAAGACCGCCGAATCATCGCCACCGATGCCTCACCCGTATGCTCGCCCATATCGTCCGCATAACCGTGCAACCATGTCGCAATCTCCAGCAACATTTTGTCAGCTTCAGGCGTGGTTCCGATTTCCTGCATATCGCCATAATGCTCGATCCTGGCCGATCCCTTTTGCATCGCGTCAAACGCCCCGCCGTTGTAAAGCGCGGCAAGCTGGATCTGCAAACCGTCCGACAATGGCACACGCTTAAAACCTACCCGCGCCTCTGGGTTGATGTCTTTTTCGGTTACAATGATCGACCTTCCCACAAAGCCCTGCGTGGCGGTTTCGCCGTCCATGATACCATCGAACGTGCTGGGCGTTGTGAACCCTACCAGCGACAGGAAGGGCCGTTCTAGGCCGTTGTCGATCATCCCTAGCATGCGCTCCGCACGGGCAATGGTTGGCGCGTCACCGTCGTCTTTTGCCCGCGAAAGCGCCATCCCGTAAATCTTGCGCAACTCGCGCTTGATGTCCCCGCCCAGCAATAGGTGCGTGTTGGCTTTGGAATAGGCCGACATGATCGCCCCGAAAACGCCTTCAAGGTACGCCGCCCCGCCTTTCTTTTGCGCGTTGCGGATCTTGCCGAGTAAAATTCCAACCTCGTCGACCAGATAAAAGGCGGGCTGATGCTCGATCAGGTTTCGCATGATCTCTTGTTCTGATTTAATCGCGCCTTGCATAGCGCCGCCAAGCCCCGCAGCCCGGTGCAATTCCGCCATTGCTTGCTGCACGGCTTCCTTGCCCGTAGCCGATGCCGCCACGCAAAACGCCATCATGTTTGCTGTGACCCCGTCGCGGGCGTCCACATGCCGCAATCCGCCAATGTTGCCCACCGATACAATGGCAGTCGCCACCGATAGGTTGCGGCGTTTATAGCGGCATTGCCCGTCGATCCAGTTTGCAATTTCACCAACAAATCCCGGCGGGGTTTGCAGGTCCACACCATCAACCGAAAACGGCAGCGCTGGGCCAGGACGTTCTGTCTTGTCAGGCGCGGGTGCTTTGTAATCAGACCCAAAGTCGTTAGCGTCAAAATCTGCAAAATCGCTAGCGTCGAAATCCCCATCGTTCATTCTGTTTTTTCCTTTTTAGCCCATGACAAAAAGGCCGCTTGATCGTGTGCAGCCATGCCGTTAAATAATTTCGCCACAAGGCGCTTGCGGGTTTTGCTGTGCATTTCAGTCTCAGCCAAACGCAAGGCGATTGCGTACAAATACGCCTCTAACTCAATCGTGTTGGCCAACCCTGCCCACCAGTGCGCGTCATCGTCGGTTGATGAAATGACTGGCAACGGCGACCCGGCCCGACCATCCTCGATCACGGCGCAAATGATTTCAAACGCAGCGACCGGGCAAGTCTTTATTGCCCGTTCAATTGACGCCGACATTTTCACTATTACTGATGCAACGGGCGGCGCGGTCATTTGTTTGCCTCAAAATATGCGATTAGCTTTTGCACAACGTAAAACGTCGGAACCGTCTTTCCGTCACGGATGCGCGCAATGGTGCTGCGATGTACGCCTGACCCCTCCGATACAATGTCCAGCCGCCGATCAGC